TTCAAACATCTTAGCAACATCTTCTTTTAGTTTATCTAATTCAGTATCTTCATTAACTCTTTTTAATACTTTCAAAACATCAGGATGTTGTGATAAACCTTTTGCAATCTTTTCGATAGCTGCAACGGCACCCGAATAGTTACCTGCTTTATATCTTGGATCATTTGCAATACCGTAAGCCATTTTAATTTGTTGGTCTGTAAAACCTTTATCTTCTTTTACTTCTTCTTTTTTATCTTCTTTATCTTTGATTGCTTTTTGTAATGCTGGTGGTAGTTTCTTTTGAGCAGCACTTAACTCCTCAGTTTTAGCACTATACTTTGCATCAATCTTATTGAAGAAAGCCTTTTTTTCAGCAGGTGTCATTGCACCAATACCTTTGCCAGCTTTCTCTAATTCTTTCTTAAACATATCTTGGTAGGCACCTTCTTTTGCATAACTTGTCATACCTTTTACAAGTTCTTCAATGCTACCAGATTTACTTTTTAAATAACTCATTTATTTACTCCCTTTAACTTTGGCAGCTAAATCTTTGTCAGCGCCTCCCCATGTTCCAGAGGATTTTGTTACGAATGAATTTACTCTTGCGAGTGCCCATTGGTGCTGTCCTGCACCTGGTCTATGTCCACCTTTCCAAGCGGCCATACCCCTATCATATACTTGTTTTAGAATACTATAAGGCATACCTGTTTTTTCTGCCTTTTTCTTTAATGCTTCTAAACTTTCATACAATGCTTTTGCTGGGTGTTCTTGTTTATCTTCACCCAAAATGTCTTTTACAATTTTAACAGGAAGTTTTAGTTCTTTAGCAATATCAGCCGCTGATGCACCATCTTTTCTCATCTGGTCAATCTGTGACATTCTGCCTTCTTCAACATTCTCTTCCTTTTTACTCATTAACTTATCAGCAATTTCATGTCCTTTTCTGATAGTTTTTTTATCTAAAGGTGGTTCATCATTAAATTTCTTTTTTGCTTGTGCCATACCTATTGCATATGCTTTATCTTTGGCCATTTCATTTGTCATAGCTTTTTCTAAATCTTTTGCCTGTTTACCGTGCATATCAACTGATTTTTTAAGTTGTTTGATAATAGGCTTAATTGCTTTTTCATCATCTTTATTTAAATCTTCTTTCACTTCTTCTTTATTTTTCATTTTATCTTTTAGATGTTTGTATGCAATACCAACTTGAAGTAATGGCTCACCTGTTTCAGGATTTACTAATTTCTCAGTATCCTTCTTAACAGCCTTTGCTTTATCTTCGATTGCTTTTTGTTTTAACATTGCAATCTCATTGTCTTTCTTTTCAAGTTCTGATTTTAATTTTTCTGAATCGTCTTCTTTTTTAACTTCTTTAGGATTAGGTTCACTAGGTTTAGGTCTATCCATTTCAGCTTCTTGTACTGCTTCTGGTACGAGTTTAGAAATTACATTGATACCTGCATTTGCAACAGCAGCTCTAGTAGGAGAGTCCATATCTTTTAACATCTTCATAATGCCTGGTGTTACATCTTTTTGTGTTTTCTTAGCCCATACTTTTTTAAGATTTGCTAATTGTGTATCTGTAATTCTACCTCTTAAACCATAATCTTCAGCTTCTTCAAGTTCAACTTCTTCAGCTTTTAAACCGTTACCTTGAGCAGCTAATTGCATATCTAAAATCTTTCTCATATTACCAGATAGTTCGATACCACCAGGAACATCTTTTACTTTTAGACTATGTTGTTTTGCTAGAGATACCATATTTGATTTCTCTTTATCATTTCTGAAACCTTTGATAGTACCAGTACCTTCTTCTAAAACACCTGCTTCTTCTAAAACATCTAATAACATAGTTTCTTCTTTTCTAAGTTTATTTAAATCAGCAGCTTTATAATTGTGTTTAGTCATTAATCTGGTCATTGCCATTGTAGATACAAATGGTATATCACCACCATATAGTTTCTCTAATGCGTTTTTATCTTTATCAAACTTAGTAAACAATGCGCCAAGTTTATTTGCATTGTCAACAGAAATTCTTTTACCTCTTAAAGGTTCATATTCTTTTTTCAATAATGCAATATGAGCATCACTAAAAGATTCTTCTAATTCTTCATTTGCAACATCTGGATTATACTCCATATAATCTGCAACTGAATTAATATAATCTTTTGCTTTAGTAATTTTAGATTGTACCCAAGCTTCGATATTATCTTCGTCTGATTTACCTTGTAAGATAGAGGAAAGTTTTAAGGCTTTATCAGCGATAGCTTCTAGTTCACCACGAGCCATAGAGATTTCGTGGTCATCTGCTTCTTTAATATCTTCTTTAATTCTAACATAGAATCTGTTATTGAATGGAGATTGGTAAACATCTGCGTTATGTCCCATTTCTCTATTTGCCTTATCGGCCATTTTCTGTGCTAATGCTTTATTTGGTAATGGATTACCCAATACTTTCACACCGTTTTTCAACTTAGTGATTGTACTTTCCGATAACATCACCTGCTTGTAGGCTTCTGCCATTGTTTGTCTATATCTACTCATGTTCCTCTATCTCTATAATTAACTTACCTTGTCCCTTATGGATTCTATGATAAGTTTCTTTGTTAATTTTTATTTTATCACCAATATTCATAACAATCGGCAACTCATTATCATTTTGAAACTTCCAATTTACACCTGATATAACTTTAATCGTTCTATCTTTTTTATCACGGTGCCAAACTAATTCATCTGGTTGACAATCTTGGTCAAATACTCTTGTCCGAATATTGCCTTCCTTAAAATCAGTATATACATTACCAATAGAAGTTTCCACCACCACTCATTCCTAAACTTTTAGCATATCGTGGCAAATTACAAGCCCAATATGCGGCCTTTGTTTTATCTTTTTGCTGGTCACATCTGTGCCTAGCTGCAAAAGATTTTCTCGCCTCAGGATTTCTTAACTTAACAGATAATCCTGTTGTATCGCCCCAAGTGACTTTCTTAATCTTGTCACCATCACGGACAAATACATAAAACTTTTTAGGTCCACCTCTTTTTGGTTTGTTCAAAGGCGGATTCTTTTCGTCTTCTTCTTGTATCGGTATATCTAATGGTACTCGTTGACCCTCATACTCATCAAATTCACCAATGTCAGACTCTAATAACTGTTTATCCCAATCAGATATTTCAGTTAAAAGACCGTCTTTATATAATTCTCTAGCTTCTCTAAACAAATTATAAAATTCTTCACTATGAATTCTATAAATGTTTTCTGCAAACGGTATATTATTTTCTACATGATAATGTACCGACTTTGAAATCTTATCTTTATAGTCTGCAAAACTTAACATTATAATTTACCTATCATTTTGGCAACAACTTCATCTAGTTTTGCCCGCCATTCTTCAGCGTATCTTTGCTTATATTTATGTATTACCTCATCTGAAACTGCCCATTCTTTTATATCCTGTTCAGTTGGACTGCTTACTCGGTCAATAAAACCTTTGATTTTTCTCTTTGTAACCTGCTCTCCACTACCTGATTCACTAGGAGTGTAAGTAGGATTCTCGTAACCAGCGAAACTAGGCTCGCCAGGAGTAACAGTAGAAGTGTGTTTAGCATAGTCTTGCCCTATATCAGTTGCTTCTGGTACGCAATTTGGTACCTGTTTTCCATTCTTATTTTTCATACCCACTTGTTTAAATCCTTTCCAACAAGCGTCAGCTAAATCTCGTTTAAACTCACCAAACATTTTCTTATATTTCTGAGTGTGTGTACTAGGTTTAGTTTTTGCTTTGTCGTCACCTGGTGCTGGTTTATAACCTGGGGCTGTTGTATCTTGTGATTTAAAGTGAGCGGCTCTTTTTTCTTTTTCGCCTTTAGATAATCCTTTGTAATATTTTTTAGGTTGAGTGCCTTCTTTATCTTTGACATCTCTATCTTGTGGTAAATTATCTGTGTGACCGTATTCTTTCTTTTCTGATACGGCTTCAAATCCATAATCTACATCTAAATTAAATTCTCTAATTTCTACTTCTCTATCTGCTGATACTGGAATACAATCCCAAATCCAACACTTGTGTAAATTGTTATTATTATCTTCGACAACTATGTAATTAGTACCTCGTCTAACTACTTTGCCTTCTAAGTCTTCTTTAACATACTTTGCTTTATCGCCAATGTTAAAAATCATTTCTCTTATGTAAAGGTCTCTTACTTGTTGTTGTTCAAATTCTTCTAATGAAACAATAGGTCTTGCACCTACGCCTACTTGCATTTGACCACCAAAACTAGCGGCTAAATTCATACCTTTTCGGACATCTTTCATTAAACTTTGAGCATCAACACCACTTGGTAGACCTCTTTTGAAACTTGATAAATCTCCTTTAGCAGCCGCAGCTCTCATCTTAGAGGCAGACATACCTACTGCACCTTCGGCATCAGGATCCCTTTCGCCGGCAGATACAACATTTATTTTGTCAAAGTTATAATAACCGTGACGAGATTTTACATCATTATATTTTGTAAGTATCGTTTCAAATTCTCTTACTCTATCACTACCAACTACCATAGATATTTCTTTGTATCCTTGATTGTATAGTTTAGTAGCAATATCTAACACCATATTGGTTGTATTAATTTCAATCTTTCTTGCATGAGCAGGAAACATATTTTTCATATACTTTAATTTTTGTGCTGGTGTTAATGGATTCTTTTTAGGGTCATTACTTCTACTTAAAAAGATTTTGTAATCATTAACAGGTAATGACTTTACTTTATTAATTAGTTTTTCATGGCCAATAGTTGGTGGATTAAATCTACCAAAAGTAAATGCAATACTCTTAGCTTCATTTAAAGGTTTTAATAATGCTGGTACTTCAACATTTTCTTTTTTCAATGAATCTATTTCTGCATCTGTTACTTCACCATCATCTAAAATCTTTTTACATTTCTTATAGAATTTTAAATAGTGGTATTTTTCTAACATCTTATAGATAACATTTTTAGGTAATCTGTTCTTAACACCATAAGTTCTAATTTCATCTGGTGTCATATCTTTATCAAACGCAGCTCTTCTTTCAGTATCAACATCATCACCTATTTTGATAATGTCATTAATACTATCTTCGATTTCTTCCAACTTGTCGTTGATTTTATCCTGTAAATTTAATACATCTTCAGGAGATAATTCTTTTAGTTCATCATAATCTATAATATCTCTTTTTAATTCACCTTTGACAACATCAATCTCTTGCACTTTTCTATTGAAGTCTTGTATGTACAAGTTAATATCAAATGTAAAATCTTCTGGTCGTTTGATAAATTTGTCATTCTCAATATCAAATACTGCGTCAGCCTTTTTGTTTTGGTCTTCGTAAGTTTTCTTATCAGTAATAAAATAAAAGTTAATAGGGTGTTGTGAACCTGGTATTAACTGACCTTGAATGTTATCTGGATTTTTAGCAGACAAATACTTTTGAGAAAGTCTTACTCTTTCTTCCTCAGCCTTTTCAGCAGGCACATCAAATAAAACATTGATGTCTAAGTCTGCATCATTTCTATATCTTTTAGTTAGAATAGAACCAATTAAAGAAGTCTTTAATACAGGATATTCTGATTCAAATTCTTTTAATTGTGAATCAATTAACTTCTTAACACTTGATTTAATTTTTGGATTAGCTGTATCAGCATCATCAAAAACCTTAGGCGCATAAGTCCTTCTTGGTATATCAATAATACTTTCTTTTATGTAATCCTTAAACTGTAACATTTTTACCTTCTTCTTAACTTTCTTTCGGTTGCTATCCATCTCTTAGCTGTATAACTTTGAATAGGTCTACTCAATAAACCTCTAATAGTTTTACCTACTTTGGCCATTGTTTGAGTTACCAATTCTAAGTCTGACTTATTGTTATCAATAATAATCATATTACTCATACCGAATAAATTTTGAAACTTACCAATATTTGATTGAACAGTTTTCCAAGATTTAATTGTAATATATTCTGGTACTGTTCTTTCTCTTTTTGCGTTTCTTTCTAATGCAACATCTAAACTTGTATTAACAAATATCATATAGGTATCATATCCTAATTGTTTTAGT